TAGCTGGTAGGGTTGAAGAGAAAGACTTGCTATTGGCTGACGGCTACAAGCGATTTGATGTGTTTGAACCGGGAAACGAACCGGATAGTTGGATAAACGATTAACCATGAAAGGAAAGAAAGATGAAAGTAAGCGACGTGTGCGGACCGGCGTGTCCACAGGTGGAGAACAAGAACCAGACCAATCTGGGTCAGACTATGGGCAAGACTCCGAGTCTGTATCAAGTGGGATCGGACAAGAACTACAACAACGCTCAGAAGGGCATGAACGACGGGAAGACTCAGATGTCGTGGGTCGGCGGCAAGGGTTCGTAAATGAAAGCCCTGAAGACCTTGGGTCACGGACCGAATGCGGGGCGGGTGGTAGCGAAGCAGGAAGCGTCAAGGACTGGTTCAACGCCCAAGACCCCGATGCAGGTCTCGAAGTCGAAGAGTCGGGTAACCCCGGAAGAGCCGAAGCACCAGAAGGGGAAACTTACTCAGGCGTAGAGGCGGTCAGTCCGTATAGCGTCAAGGAAGGTGTTCCAAAGAACTTTGCAAGCCTAGCCCCTTTCCAGTTCAAGAAAGGTGTTTCAGGAAACCCTAATGGTAAACCAAAAGGGGTTTACGACAAGTTCTCGAAGACCAAGCTCCAGAAGATGTTGGACATCATGGGGCAGGACGCTCACAAGATCATCAGGAAGGCCATTAAAAAGGCTCTGGATGACACGGACAAAGATCAGGCACAGATGCTCAAGCTTCTGATAGACCGCCTTGTACCGGCTACTAAAGCGGTTGAAGTCACTGGGTTGGGTGGTAGAGAGTTGGCCTTGAAGGTCTTGGTTGAGGGGATTGAGACCCATAACCAGGTCAACCAGTTGGATATAAGCGACGCCAAGCTGATTAACTGATGTCCGAGCTAAAGGTTTCTTTGCACCCCCAGCAGTTAGAGGTGTTCAAGAACCCTGCGCGCTTTAAGGTGGTAGTGGCAGGAAGAAGGTGGGGAAAGTCAGTCTTGGCAAGAGACATGATGCTTATAGAAGCCATCAAGTCTGCTGCTGCTGACGTGTATTACATCGCGCCTACCTTGGATCAAGGCAAGCGGATCATGTGGTCCATGCTTAAACAGGCTGGAAGATTTGGAAAGCCTGACCCGATTATTACTTGGGCGCATGAGAACACCTCTGTCGTAAAGCTTATCAACGGTAGACACATTCATATCTGCGGCTCTGATAGACCGGATACGATTCGTGGTGTGCCTATGGCTTATGCGGTTCTGGATGAGTATGCCTCCATGAAGCCGTTTGTATGGGAAGAGATCATAAGACCTGCCCTTATGGATACGAAGGGCGGGGCGTTGTTCATTGGCACCCCTGCTGGCAAGAATCACTTCTTTGAGTTGTACCAAAGGGCTGGTAAATCCAAGGATTGGGCTACCTTCCAGTACAAGTCAATGAACAACCCGTTCCTTGATAAAGAAGAGATCGAGTCAGCCTTTTCAGGGTTGAGTTCTCAGATTGCCAGACAGGAACTAGACGCCAAGTTCGAGACCTTTAGTAGCGGTCTTTTCCATGAAGACTGGATCAAGTTCGGCCCGGAACCAGAAGAAGGTGTTTGGTACGTGGCGTGTGACCTTGCTGGTTTCGAAGCGATAGGAAAAGAACGCAACTCTGCTGGTAGCAAGCTGGATGAGACGGCTATAGCTGCTGTGAAAGTCCATCCCCAGGGCTGGTATGTAGGGGATATCGAGCATGGCCGCTGGAACATTCGCGAGACAAGCGTACGAATCCTGCGAATGGTGCAGGAAAAACGTGCCGCTACGCTAGGAATTGAGAAGGGCGCTTTGATGAACGCCATAATGCCCTACATGCAGGACCAAATGCAGAAAGTTGGGTTTTTCCCTCGGATAGAACCTACAACACACGGTAATCGCTCGAAGACAGACCGAGTCGTATGGTCGCTGCAAGGCAGATTTGAGCGCGGTTCCGTGACTCTTAGAGAGGCAGATTGGAACAAGCCTTTCATTGAACAACTTTTAGACTTTCCAAACCCGCAGTCTCACGACGACTTGGTAGACGCTCTGAGTTATATCGATCAGATCGCGATATCAGGCTTCAGAACTGACTATGAAGAGGAAGAATATGAACCTTTTGACGTTATATCCGGATACTGACATTCATTGTCTTGATATGGACAAGGACAAAGTAAGGATTGAATTCGTTCACAAAGGCAGAAAGTTTGAATACACCAACACGTTATCCACTGAAAAACGGTTGGAAGACATCATTGTAGACCTTAGAAATTACATAAAGACACTCGAATAGGAACCCTATGCAAGTTCTCCAAAAGCCACAATTCAAGGACGGACAGGACCGACTTGTGTCCTGGATTCTGTCCAATGTGGACGAATGGCGTACGCATAGAGACTCGAACTTTAAGGAAAAGTGGCGCGAGTACTACCGTATTTGGCGTGGAATTTGGGACCCTGCTGATAAAATGCGGGATTCCGAGCGCTCAAGGCTGATTTCCCCTGCTTCACAGCAAGCGGTTGAGTCTACTGTCTCGGAACTGGAAGAAGCGACCTTTGGCCGTGACCAGTGGTTCGACATTCACGACGATCTTGCAGACCAAAACCCGCAAGACATCGCAACAGCTAAGAAGCTGCTGAAAGAAGACCTGGAAAAAGAGAAGTGCAAAGCGGCTATCGCTGAAAGCCTGCTTTTGGGAGCGATTTACGGTACTGGAATCGGGGAACTGGTAATAGATGAGAAAGAAGAATTCACTCCGGCAGAACAGCCTATACAGCCAGGAGTTATTGCACGGGGATCAACTAGTAAAGTCTATAAATGCGTCAAACTCAGGGCCGTCTCGCCGTTCAACTTCTCGACGGACCCGGGAATCGCAGACATTGACGACGCATTGGGATGCGCAATCGACGAACTTGTTCCGCGTCATATCGTCATCAAGGCTATCCAAGACGGAATCTACGAAGACGTAGAAGTCGGAGACTATTCTTCTACTTAGGAACTGATGTTGTCGGGAGAGGTCTCTAAAATCCCGTCAACCAACAAGGTTAAAATCACCCGTTACTACGGGAAAGTCCCGCTTTCCTACCTGACGACGGATGAAGAAGAAGATAAGGCAGAGGGCGAAGACCCAAACAACGAAACCGACGATACGGACGAAGAAGACGAGCTTGTAGAGGCCGTAGTCGTTATTGCCAACGACGCCGTAAGGCTTAAGGCAGTTGCTAGTCCTTACATGATGCGGGATCGTCCAGTGGTCGCATATCAACACGACAAAGTTCCCGGTCAGTTTTGGGGTCGCGGAGTGATAGAGAAAGGATACAACCCTCAGAAAGCTCTTGACGCAGAACTGCGGGCACGGGCCGATAACTTAGCTCTAACAACTCATCCAATGATGGGGATTGACGCCACACGCCTTCCCAGGGGAATGAAGCCGAAGATTGCTCCGGGACAGTCAATTCTGACAAATGGATCTCCTAAAGACATCTTGATGCCGATGAACTTCGGTCAGCTTAACCCGATTTCCTACAAAGAGTCGGCTGAGTTGGAACGTATGGTCACGATGGCTACAGGCGCTATGGACTCCGCTGCTCCTATCGGGGTTAACGCACGTAATAATACGTCGTCTGGAATGTCCATGATGATGGGGGCCTCTATAAAGCGTCAGAAGAGGACTCTGAGCAACTTTCAAGACAATTTTCTGATTCCGTTCATCGAAAAAGCGATGTACCGGCAGATGCAGTTCAATCCCGAAAGATATCCCCTGGTTGACGTCAAGTTTGTACCGTCATCCACGCTTGGGATTATGGCACGGGAATACGAACAACAGCAATTCGTTCAGTTGCTGCAAACGACTCCTCCTGAAAGCCCGGCGTGGTTCCTCATCATGCAGGGCGTGTATGAGAACTCCAGCCTTTCAAACCGGGATGACATGATCCAGGCTTTGAAGATGGCACAACAACAGTCTCAGAACAAACAGCCTGATCCGGCACAGATGGCACAGGCTCAAGCACAGCAGCAGAAAACCATGCTTGATGCGCATAAGCTGGATCAAGAGGGCAAGAAGGCCCAAGTGGATGCCATGCTTGCACAGCAGCAATTGCAATTCCAAGCTGCCGAACTGCAAATGAAGAACAAGGAACTTGATCTCAAGGCTCAGGAATTAGACATCAAGTCTCAGGAAATGGCTGCAAATGCGGCTCTTAAGCAAGTTGCACAACAGCAATTGCACGATAGAGAGTCTGCCAAGATTGTTGCAGACGCACATATCAAGAACAAAGACGCTAACACCTACCAACAGCAGACCGCTGCCCAACATATGCAAAAGTCACAAGAGACTCAGGCAGAAAAGCCTGAGCCTGTAGTGGTGAATGTTGGCGGTAGCAAGACTATCAAACTTATCCGCAAGAACGGGGTTCTTGAGGGCGCAACTGTAGAGGCGGGTTAATGGCGATTGTCGCCAATCATGCTTTGGTGGCCGTTACACCAGACGACCCGCTCTACGAGATAAATCCTAGCAACTGGAACGCTTCTCACACCATAAGCGGCGCAACTGCCGCGCAGATCGTGTTTGGTGCTGCTGGCGGGGGATTGAGTCAGAGTGCCGATCTGTCGTGGGACGATACCAATAAGGTATTGAGCCTTGCCCCGTCAAGTTCCAACCAGATTAAGGTATCAACGCCGTCTCCGGGACTCTACATTGGCCCCAACAGTCCAACGCTGGGGAATTCTGGTTCCGGTAATGGTGGCATTTACATAGGCTCCGTCAACACCGGAATTGGGGCGGGAGACGTCAGGAACATATTTGGAATTGGTAATCAAAACTATTTCACTACAACGGCCGGTCCAACCGTCGTCATCGGCACAAATAGTTTACTGACCAGCACTAATCAAAGTGTTGTAGTGGGCGGAAACAACGCCGTGACGAAAGGTGTTTCACTGTCCACTATTGGGTCGTTCAACACCGTCAATGCCGGAGGTGTCACAGGAAGCATTCAGGGAACGGTTGTTGGGAACAGCAACAGCATATCCACTACAAGCGGGTCATTGCTTGAGTTCAATGTGTTTGGAGACGGTAACACTTATTCCGCTGGTGATCCTGCAGGACTCGAAGTTGTCGGTCAATTTCTTGTCCTAACAGGGCGTACTGGAAAGTTTCAAACCATTGTCGGGCAAGGCGACGGAGCAACCGAAGCAAATAACATCATGATCGTGGCGGATTGGGATCAATCTGCCGTGTTGACTGGACCAGCAGGGAATTTTCAGTTCTTCAATCTCACGCCATCAATTGGCGGTGGCTCTGGCGTCATTGGAATATCCAACAGAACAACTGCACCAACCAGCAACCCGTCGGGCGGTGGGATTCTCTATTGTGAAGCAGGTGCCCTTAAATATCGCGGTTCTGGCGGAACCGTTACAACCATAGCGAACGCATAAATGAGCATTGCACTTCCTCCCGCAGCACAGCCACTCAATGTGAGTTTGACCATTGGTGTGAATGCCGCGCCCTACTTTACTCAGTGGTACGCGGATAACAAACTACCCACCGAACAGCCGGGCGACTTTCTAGTGCGCATGATCGGCCCGAGCGTGGTGGACTACGTTGCACAGAAGTCAGTCAAGACGCAATCGGATGTTTTTAAAGCCTACCAGCAGTCCGTACAAGCGGAACTGCAATCTATCAAAGCAGCACTCTAAGGAGCATTAAATGGCCGGTCAAGGATTGATGTATTCAGCCAATATCAGCGGCGTTTCGTCTGGTACGGCGTCAACTGATGTAATCGTGCTGGGTACGAGTTCGGCTGTCCCGGTTCTCATCCATGAGATTCGTATGACGAGCGCAGCGACAACTGACGTGCGCCTCAACCTGCAAATCTGCCGTCGGTCTACTGCCCCCACGGGCGGCACTACCGTCACAGCACGCGCCCTCAACAGCCGTAACACGGTTGCTGCGGCGACGACCGTGACCTCTCTTCCGGCCACCCCCGGCACGATTGGAAACATTCTGGAAGCGGAGCAATGGTCGGTGCTGGTTCCGTACTCGCGCATCTACACTCCTGATGAGCGTATTTACATTCCGATCTCTGGATTCCTTGCGTTGTTCTTCGCAACGGCTCCCGGCTCTGCTTCGACGATCTCTGCTGATGTTTTCTTCGAAGAACTGTAATGGCAGGTCAGGGGACGGCAACGCTTGACTTTGGGGCTTTCCCCGGTGCAAGCGATGCGAGCGTGGCGGTCACGGGACAGGCGGGGATTCTCGCCGGCTCCTTGGTCGAGGCGTGGTTGTTCCCTGCTGCTACCACAGATCACACTGCCGATGAGCATTGGGTGGAGACCATAGAAGTGATGGCCGGTAACGTTGTTGCGGGAACTGGATTCACCATCTACGGCATTAATGAAAACCAATTGTCAGAGCCTGTAGTCCCTCAAGGAAACGGACGCAACAACGTTACTTTGGCTGGCGGGCTTGTCTCGTCTAGCAATCTACAGGCTCCGCTTATTGGCGGAATAGGCACCCGTCTATACGGGAAATTTAACGTGGCTTGGGCGTGGAACTAATATGGCTGTTCAATTTCAAGGAAATGGCGGCACAGTAGCCGAGGTGGACGGGACCACGTTCCGGGCTATCCGGGTTAGTTCCAAGCCGCTTGATTACGGAACTCTTGGGCATTATCGGGTTGCTTCTACCGTTGCGCTTGTGGTCACTCAGGCTGCTAACGGTACTTTGTTCTCATGGCGCTGGGCGGACGCAACAAGGCTTGCGGTGCTGACGAAGGTTCGTCTTTCCTGTATGCAAACTGCAGCAGCAACGGCAACCATAATGCCGTCCTTTGAAGTGTTGATTGCTAGATCGTTTACCGTTTCTGATTCTGCTGGAACTGCCGTTACCCTGACTGGCAACAACATGAAGAAACGTACCTCTATGGGCACGTCTCTGGTGACGGATATTCGTAAGAGTGCGGTTGCTGCTGGATGCACGGCAGGAACGCGCACCTTGGATGCGGACGCCATTCTTCAGATGCCAACGCAACAATTGATTACCACCCCTAACACGACGCTGTATCAGGTAGAACTTGATATCGGAGTGGGTGACGGAAATCACCCATACGTGTTTGCACAAAACGAAGGATTCATCGTGAGGGGGCCGACGGTAGTCTTTGGGGCCGCTGGAACGGCGAATCTAGTAGTTGATGTCTCTTGGGCTGAAGTATCAGCTTACTGATGAATGTCAATATTTCTAGCAGGTGGCGTAACACCACCCGCAGCACCGAGCTGGATAATCGGATGGAAACAGCCGTCCTATAGTTTTACCCCTGAATACTGGGTAGACCGTAGCGGGCAGAGATTCCCGTTTTCGGTAGCAGTTGCGACCACTCCGTTCTTTGCAAGGCTTCCGCAGCAACGAAACTGGTTCGAAGTAAACGACGAGGCAAGGCGCAGAGAAGAATATCGTCCATTCTTCACTCAGTCTGGTATTTCGTTACAAGCAAGACTAGAAGCGAAGCGCAGGGACGTTGATCCTGAGATAGACGTCAGACGGGATACCAGATTCCCGTTCCCGGTCGTTGTTACGCAGACAACGCCGTTCTTTGTCTACCAGACAGAGAAGCGCGGGTGGATTGAGCCTGAGACATTCCGAGCGCAGGAACAGTCATCAAGACCGTTCTTTGTTCAGGCTGGGCTTTCACTACAGGCAAGACTTGAGGATCGTCGGTGGAATTGGGAAACGCCCCTTCCGAC